TACACCATTGAAAAAATAAATGAAGCAGATTTGGTGAATAGGAAACTTACAGAGGTTAGCCTTATAAAAGATACAGTGAATTACTACAAGGTAATTCCACCTTCACCAATTTACGCTTTGGAACCAAATACACCTTACCCTGGCGTGGAACCTTCATTTGTTACAACCTGTTATGTTGGTTTTGATGGTGATGCTGTATGTAATGGAACAGCACCAATAATAAACATATACACATTTGGAAGTGGAACTTTACAGAATTTCCGTAAGGTTTATTATGATAATGGAACCGCACTGGTTTTACTTCCAATGGGGAACTACTTAAGGCAAACAACATCAACAGATAGGTTTGTTGTCGCAGATACTTATGGTAGGATAATAGAAAGCAATTGCTAATGGCACAGAATATAGGATTAACAATTACATTAGGGGGCGTAGATGTTGTAGTAAGAACCGTAAAGGAACTTGAAGACGCAATTAGAAAAGCAAGAATTGAACTTGATAGTACCGCAGAAATTGGAACCAAAGCGTATAGTGATTTAGAAAAACAACTCAACACCGCTGAAGGTAAACTAAAAGACCTGAAAAAAGCGAGTGAAGGTACGGATCTTGAAAGAAAGTTAGGGGACTTCGCAAAGGTTGGTGGTGCTATAACAAGTAGTTTCGCAGCAGCACAAGCAGCAGTAAATTTATTCGGGGGTGATGCTGAAAAGGTTAGTGAAGCCGCAGCACAAGCACAGAACCTTCTTACAATAGCACTTACGGCAAGGAGTGTCGCAGAAGGTATTGTTGGTTTGAAAACCGTAAAAACCACCATTGCGACAGTCGCACAGACAGCAGCGACTAACGCTTCAACAGTCGCAACAAGGGCACTTTATACGGTTATTGCGGCTAACCCGTTTGGGGCATTACTTGCGGTTATTGGTTTGGTAGTAGGTGCGTTGGTATTATTCACTGATGAAAGTAAAAAGGCAAAAGAAGCGGAGGAACAATTCCAACTTGTACTGAAAAATGCTAATGAGGAACAGGAAAGAAAAATAAGGTTGTTAAGGGCGACAGGTTCAACCGCAAGGGAAATTGCGGAACAAGAAGCAAAAGATGCTGAAAACAATTTTAAGAAGGCTGAATTTTATTTACTCAATACGGCAAAGAATAGTGAATTTTACGCACAAAGAAAAAAGGAAAGGGATGAAGCGGAATTAGTATTTTTGGAAAAGAAAAAGGTTGTTGATGATATGATAGCAGCCGATACTGAAAAAAATGAAAAGGAATTAGAAGAGAACAGAAAGAAGCGTGGGGAAGCAAACAAACAAAGAAGGGAAAAAGAATTAGAAGCACTTTTAGAACAAATAAGGCTTACAGAGGAACTCAACAGGGCTGAACTACTGCGTTTATCAACAGGGCAGAAGTTTGTTGATTTGGGTATTACATTTGAACTTGAAAAACAAAATGCGGAGTTCCTACGCTTGAAAGGTGTATTGGGTGATACTTCAACCGTATTGGAAAAATACAGTAAAACCTTCAAGGATAGTACCGAAAAGGATAAGTTGGTTCTTATGGGTTATACCGAAGAGTGGGAAAAAAGTAAAAAACTATTAGGTGAAGGTATTATAGATGGTATTATTACCCCCGAACAATTCACCAAAATTGAAAGTGAAAGAAGTAAGTTTGAAACCAATATCAAGTTAGTAAGTGAAGCATTCAATAACGCTAAAACAAGTATTCAACAGGTTGACTTTGCGAAAGCGGTAAAAGCACAATTAGAAATAGAACAGGGTGTTGGTAAAACATTTGAGGAACTACAAGATGCTAGAATAAACTTTTCCAACTTACAGAAACAATTTGTCGCTGACTATGTAAACGCAAATACGGATTTTAGTAAGAGTAGTGCGGAAGTGAAAGTTCAACAAGAGGAACTTACCAAAACGGCTAATGAATATTTCAAACAAATTGTAGACAACCAAAAGCAAGTGTTGTTGTATGAAGACGCACAAAAGAAACTTACACTTCAATTCCAACTAGCAGAAAATGCTAACAAAAATTTTGTTACTAGTGGTGAAGCAGTAAATGGTTTTATACGTGAAAACATTGACTTAATTACTGATAGTTTGAAAGTAGATGTACAAGCAATTTCCTTGAACCAACAAGGAATTATTGCTTTGGAACAGGCTATATTGGGTAAAAGAAAAGATGTTTACCAAATGTTTGCTTATGATGTTGAACTAATTGAAAAAGAATTAGCAAATGCTGGTATAGATATTTCAAAGGCAAGTGAAGAGGAAAAATTGCGTATTCTGTATGAATACATAAAGAAACGCCAAAGTTTACTTGGCGGGGAAGTGAAAAACTTTTTGGAACAAGTTGAAAAAGACATACAGGCTTTCAGGGGTGCGTTCAATGCTATTGGGCAAACAGTCGCACAGGGTTTTTCATTTGACTTTGAATTTTTAGAACTACAATACCAAAATACTTTGGATAATATTGTAGGGGATACAGTGGAAGCAAATAAGAAAAGGGCGGAAGCAGAAAAAATATATCAGGGGCAAGTTGAAGCATTACAGAAAAGACAAGCAAAGTTCAACTTACAACTTACCCTTACACAAGCAATTGCGGATGCTGCGGCTGCTATTATAACCATTACCAAACAAACAGGTGTGTTTGCGACAATTGCTGCTAGTATAGCGGCAGCAGCGACAGCGGTTCAAATACAACAAATTACACAACAACTTAACCGAATAGATAGTTTCAAGCGTGGTGGGTTTGTAAAAGGGCAAGGTGGTTTGGTAGTTGGGCCTTCACACGAATATGGTGGTGTAAAATTCCAAAATGGTGGTGTTGAACTTGAAGGTGGTGAAGCGGTTATCAACCGTGTAAGTTCAGTAAGGTATGGTGAACTTCTTAATTCCATCAACATTGCTGGTGGTGGAAAACCACTTATGGTGAATAACTTTGATGATAGCAGAATTGTGGAAGCAATTGCGAAACAAAGAAGTGAACCCTTGCGTGCTTATGTATTGGAACAGGATATAACCCAAAAACAAGCAATAAACAAAAGGTTAGAACAATTAGCCCAAATTTAAACGGGTATATTTATTATTATGTTAAAGGTAGTTGATTTAGACATAGATGGTGAACTTTCAGGGGACACTGGTGTATGGGAAATAGCGTGGGTAGAGTATCCTGCGATAGAACAGGAATTAGTTTATTTCGGTAAACAAAAGTTTTATAAAGCGACACAAGAAGTTAGTGAATACGCTTGTAGAGCAATAAGGGAAAATGAGGAAAGGGGAAACCCCGCAGGAACGCAGGTTGGAAAGGTAAGGGCACAACAACTTTGTAATAGAGATGAAGTAAGTTTGGAAACCATCAAGCGTATGAAAAGTTATTTGGAACGCGCTGCGACATATAATTCAGGTAATTGGGATGATAAAGGAACAATTGCTTATGGTTTATGGGGTGGGGAACCTGCTTTGAAATGGGTTGATACCATTTTGGAAAGGGTAGAAAAACAAGAACAAATGGAAATTGAAGGTGCTTGTTGGGAAGGTTACGAGCCAGTGGGTTTGAAAGAAAAAGATGGGCGTATGGTTCCAAACTGCGTACCGATTGAAGCAAAACGCCAAGAATTTGTATACCCCATTGCTGGTGAAGGTAAAGATGAATTTATTGGTAGGTGTATGGGTTCCGCACAAATGGTAGGGGAATTTCCACAAACAGACCAGCGTTATGCTGTATGCCAAAGTTATTGGGAAAAAAGAAATGAATTTTCACTTGAAAGGGTAGGGTTTGAGTGGGAAGTATTACAAACCCAAAATGGTATTAGGTTATTCAAACAAGAATTAGCGGGTGGTAATATTCCTGTATTGTTTATAAACGGAATACCCAAACAAGAAGTATATGACTTTCTAAATGAATACAGGTTACCTTCAAGTAGTATAAACCAATACGGAACCCAATTAGAAAAGGTTGATTTGGTTGAAAAGATGGGATTGAAAAGGCACTATGATAATAACTTTCAAGTAAGGGGTTTATTGGGTGATATTGCTGTAAGGTTTGACTATGATATTTCAGGTTTACCTTCTTATGTAAATTACCCTTCAACAGCACTTACGGAAACAGTAATGAGTGCTGACTGCGGTTGTAGTAAAGACGAAGGGTTTGAACTTGTTGGTTTTATAGATGGTATGCCCATATTTGATAACCCCGAACAAGCAGAACTTTATGGGGAACAAATTTTAGGTTGTGGTGGGTACCATACCCACGAAAAAGATGGTGAAATGGTTTATATGCCGTGTGAACTTCACCCTGTTGATGAAAGTTTCAGTTTGGAAAATTATGATGAAGATGAAATACAAGTACTAAAATTACTTGCTGTATTGAAAGAAAAAGATACACATAATTTTGAAGCGGTAGTAAATTCATTGGTAAGGGGTTTTACCCTTGATGAGGTGAAGGCACAGAACCACACCAAAGCGACAAAGTATTTTAAATACAAAAGGGTACTTACAGGAAGCCCTGATAGGGACTTTTGTACTAGTATTGAAAACAGGTATTTCCGTAGGTTACAAATTGACGCATTGAGGGACTACAATACTGAATTTGGGCATCAAAGACAACCTTATAGCAAATGGCTATATAAGGGAGGACCAAATTGTGTCCACGCCTGGGAAGAGTGGGTAGTTCAAGGTAAGAACGCAGTTGTTATTGGTATGGTAAGTGGTAAACCTGGTGAAGCACCTAAAAGTATGCCGAACAATGGTTATTATTCACCAGAAACAAAAAGAAAGAGTGAAGTCGCTTACATAATTTCGCAGCAGAATATGGCACAGGAAAACTTTAATTTGGTGGGTGACTTAACACCATTGGGTTATGTAAGTGGTTTACCTGTATATGAAGACCCGTTGTTAGCAAGTGATGCCAGTTACTATATTGGTTGTGGTGGTATTACAGAACAAACTGAATTTGGGGGTAAGAAAGTGTTTATGGCGTGTAGTACTAAAACACAAAAACCCGAAGTACAGGAACAAATTTTTAGAAGTGTTGATGAAAAGCGTATGGTGTATACACCACTTATGATACCCAACATACTAATACCCCGTATGGATGAAGTTACGGGTGAAAGGTACTTTGTAAAATTCAAACCCGAAGTAATTGAAAAAATACAGCAGAAGTTTATGATAGAACAAAGGCTGCGTGAAACCAATTTGGAACATACCAACAAAAAATTCAATGATGCCGTTCTAGTTGAAAGTTGGATAGTTTCAGGTGAAAGTGATAAGGCCTATTCATTAGGGTTTACACAACAACAGGTACCGAAAGGAACTTGGATGGGTGGTTATAAAGTCCTTGATACAAATGAAGGTAATGAAGTATGGGAAAAGTACATCAAGACTGGAAAGGTAAGAGGGATGAGTGTAGAGGGAAACTTCTTACTAAATTTTTCTCGTGTAGAAAAAGATGACTATTTATTAGAACGGATAATAAACATTTTAAAAAATACCGATAAATGAACGCAGCAGAAGCGATACAAAAAATTACAAACCTTTTAGGTTTACAATTCCGCGCTGAAACCTTTGCGACAACCAAACTTAAAGACGGGGAAACGGAAGTTACTAACAACAAGGACGCAGACCTTGCTATTGGTGATATCCTTTATGTGGTTGGGGAAACAACACTTTCACCAGCACCAATGGGAACCCACATTACTCGTGAAGGTTTGGCAATTTATGTAGATAATGAAAGTTATATCTACAAAATTGAAGATGTAGTAACAGAGGAAGCAGTAGAAGCAATTGAAGACGAAAAGGTTGATATGTTAACATCAGCGACTTTGGCAGACGGAACAAAAATTGAAACCGACACGCCAGGTGAATTTACCGTTGGTGATAAAGTATATGTAATTACCGAAAGTGGTGAGCGTGAGCAAGCCCCTGAGGGAGAACATACCACCGAAAGTGGAATTACCATTACCGTAGATGGTGAAGGTGTAATTACGGGGGTTAAATACCCTGATGAAGCAGGTGAAGGTACACTTGAAGATATGAAAAAAGAAATGGAGAAAATGCGTGAAGCAATGTCTGCCCTTTTGGAAACAGTAACTTCAATGAACGGAAAAACCCGTGCTGAAATAAGTGAATTGAAGGATGACTTCAAACAATTCAAAAAACAACCTGACAGGGAACCTGTCCTAAAAAAATTCAGTACTAACCCTTCAACCAATTTAGATTGGAAGTTGGAATTAGTAAGAAACTCAACAAGAAAATAAAAATAAAAAAATAGTTATGAAAAACGCAAAGAAAAAAATGTCCTTCAACTATGACCTTTCAAACCTTCCTGAGTACAACTCATACGGGGATGATATGTTGATTAAGGCATTCCTTGGACTTACACTTCCAAAATATTCAAGTGTGAGGCCAAATTTAAGAGGAACTACGGAAAAAGTTGGTTTTGTAACCAACGACATCGTACTACAAGATTTGTCTTGTGGTTTTGACCCAACAGGTACGACAGTACAGAACCTTGTTACTGTAGACTTATGTAATAAAAAATTGAACCAGGAATTATGTCCTTATGACTTGTACGACACTTATCTCTCACAGTACTTGTCTGACAGTAACTTCCAGGAAACCGTCCCATTTGAGGAGGTTATTTTGACTGATATCTCAAACAGAGTCGCTAACCAAATTGAAATTCAATTATGGAGAAACACAACTGCTTCAGGTGCGACACCTTACAATTCACAATGTTTTGATGGTGTACTTTCACTTGTAACAAGTGGTAATGGTGCTAACGGAATTGCTTACACGGCAGCGACAGCATCAAATGGTTTGGATGTCTTCACTTCTTACTACCAGGCTATCCCTGAAAACATTTTACACCGTGATGATTTGGTAATTTACTCTTCTTACAGTGACTATCGTGCTTTAGTCGCTTCAATGAGAAATTCGTCTTATGTAAACCTTTTCAGTTTTGATGACGCAAGTGCGGCTTCAGGTACAGAGTGGAGTGTAATGCTTCCAGGAACCAATGTTAGAGTTATCCCGACACAAGGACTAAATGGGCAGTCTAGGGTAATTGGAGGGGCTGCGGGATACATCATTGTAGGTATGAACGCAGAGATGATGACAACAAAAGCAATGTACGATCCGTTCCAGGATGTCGTGAAAATTAACCTTCACACCACTTACGGCGTAGGTGTATTTGATGTACCTTCTTTTGTTTCGGCAGAATAATAAACCTGAAAGAAAAAAAAGTAGTACATTATGAGCAGTTGTTTTATTACAGAGGGTTACGCACTAGATTGTCGTAACGCCTCGACTGGAGGTATCAAGACCGTATGGATATTGGGTGATAGCGGAAACACCATTACAGCGTGGGCTGAAAATGTTGATGAGCAAATTACTTCAATTTCGGGAACGGGGACATTTTATAAGTTTGAACTCGTAAAACAGAGTTCAAGTTTCAGTGAGGCTATTGCGGTGAATACAACAGCACAAAGTGTTGTATTTGAACCAACCCTTACTTTGAACTTACCTAAACTAAATGCGAACCTGCGTAAATTATTCCAGGAACTCGTAAGTCAAAATAACATTTTTGCGATAGTCAAAGACAACAACGATAGATACTGGTCTGTCGCTTTCGCAAATGGTGCTTTGGTTACGGCTGGAAATATTCAAACAGGAACCGCATACAATGACTTGAACGGTTTGAACGCACTTACCATTGTTGGTGGTGAACCAAACGCATCACAGGAAATTCTTGTGACTTCAACATTGGCAGCAGTTATGAGCGGTATTACCGTATCAGCAGAATAACCAAATATTTCATTGGGGGGTGTTTACACCCCCCTTTTTTAGCCTAACTTTATTTACAGTATGAAATGGAACGGAAGGAATTACCGCCCACCAGGGTACGGTATAAAGGTATACCCACCCAAACAAGATAGCATAAAAGAATTGTTGAAACCTTTGGGTGAAAAAGAACGCAAAGGAAATGTTTGGATACCTGTATTGAACCAACCTATAAATGTGTTGAAGGAAAATGGAACACCTACACCACCTTCAAGCCCATCACCCACGCCTACAAGTACCCTTACACCAACACCTACGCCAAGTAGTTCGGCAATTCCTGCTTCGCCTTCACCAACCCCAACACAAACGGGAACGCCGACACCTTCACCAACACCTTCAAATTTACCTGTAACGGTTACATATAGAACTTCAACATCTTCAACAAGTAATAGTAATAGTTATACTTTTAGTTCAATAGACTTTGGAACCACTGGTTTGGTTGTTGTAGTTGTTGGGGTTGAAAATGATAATACAAGTAATATAAGTTCGGTTACCATAGATGGTAATAGTGCTTCACAAGCAATAGTATCAACAAATAGTACAGGTAGTAGACAACAACAAGCAATTTATTATGCTGTTGTAACAAATACAACAGGGGATATCGCAATTAGTTGTAGTAATACACAACTGAATTGTGCTATTGGTGTTTGGACTATTACAAATTATACCAGTACAACCCCAATAGATACAAAAGGAGGCACAAGTAATTCTGCTTCAATGGGGCTAACAACTTCAAGTTTACCCGCAGGTGCTGTTGGTATTGTTGGGTGGGGTAACCAAACTTATGATGGTAGGGGTGTTGGTTGGGTTAATGCGACTGAAAGGTATGATAAAGATATTTCAACAGAAGCAGAATATTCAGGTGCTGACTTTACAACAACCGTAAGTGGAACAAGAACTATTACTATAACAATACCACAAGCATTAGGTGGTTCGGCATTCAATTTAGCAGTTTGGAATTAATATGGGGTTGAAAGTAAAAAAAGATGTTATGTGGGGAAACCAACAATTCAATGGTTATGAAATTATTGGAATTGAGTGGTTATTTCGCAATGATACTATTTATGTACTAACAGAATATTTTTACACAAACCAAAATGTGAGAAGGTTGGTGAAACACCCTTTTCCTGCGGGAACTGATGTAAATGTTGATAAACTAATTGAGGAAGTACACAAACTAAATGGGTAAGATATTCACAAGAAAACAGTTCAGCAATTATTTGGGGGAACAGCGTGCCATACTTGATGTGGATACTGAATTTTTTGCTGATATAGTACCTACACCTACACCTTCACCAGTAACACCAACACCTACACCAACACCCACAAGTACGCCTACACCTTCACCAATTGCGACTTTCAATATTGGTTCGGGTTTTGATGCGACAACACAAAGCATACTTTATGATGGAACCAACCTTTTTGTGGGTGGTTTATTTTACGGTTATGATGGTACACTTTCGCAAGGTGCTTTGGTAAAACTTGATACAAATGGTAATATAGATGATACTTTCAATACGGGTATTGTTACTAGTTTACCTGGTATAGGAAATGTCTTTGGAATACAGGAAGATGAAACTGGTGACTATATTTACATTGTGGGTGCTTTCAACCAAACTTCACCTACATTAGTTCAAAGAATTGCCAAAGTTGATAAGGTTACAGGTTTGAGTGTTTGGCCTTCAATTGCTTGTAATAATACTGTTAGTGATATTTCAGTAGACCCGTTGAACGGTGATGTTTATTTGGTTGGTGCTTTTACAAATATTGCTGGTACAGCAAGAAACAGAATTGCGAAGTTTGATAAAAACGGAACATTGGATGCTGCGGTATTTACGGTAGGTTTGAATAACACTGCGGCAAGGTGTATTATCAACCGTAATGGTAATTTGATGGTGACTGGTTCATTTACCACTTATGAAGGTTTGGGTGCTAATAGAATAATTGAAATTGAACTTACCAGTTACACTGATACAGGTTTTTGGGGTACAGGTGCTAGCCAATTCAACCAGGGTATATTTCAAAGAAGTGATAATGGTGAATACATACTTGTTGGTAATGGGGGTACTATAAATGGTGTTACAATAGGTAAAGTCGCAAAATTTGATGAAACAGGAACTAACATACCATTTACAACAGCATTGGGTGGTATTGTACCTGCGGGGTTATATGTTGATGAAGTAAATGACTATATATACATTTCCAATTCACAAAGTACTGCTGGTATAAGAAGGTATGAATATGGAACAGGAAATACTGATACTACCTTTGAAAATAATGTTGGAACCTTTGTACCCGTGCCAAGTTATAGTAATGTGAATAACTGGCAAGCAATAGCAATAGACAGTAGTAACAGAATTTACTTGCGTGGTGCGTTCAACTTCCTAAATGGAAATAGTAGAAATAGAATTGTAAGGTTACTACAAGATGGAACTGATAATACAAGTGCGTTATGATATACATTTACCAAAACCAACAAAACGATGTACCCGCAGTTTGTGATAGAAATATGTTGGGTGAGTATGACTATTTTATGTGGGAAATGGTACACAAACTTACATTTCAAAGTTGGTGTTTTATTCCGTATGAAATTCCATATACAACACCTTATTACCCCGCATACAATTTATTCAACATAAATGTTGATGATACAATACCCCAAAGCCTAACAGGTAATACCACAAGTGGAACTACCAATGTCCACTTAATTCCTGGTGAATATTGGGTAAGAATTTGGGCACAAGATAGCCCAACAAACCTAAACCCAGACAACGCTGATGAACTTGTATATGAAGTAATTGGTATGATGGTTGGAACCAACCAAAATACCCCTGACGCATATAGTGGTACTAGCGATGTATTTATAATATATAACCCTGATAATGATTAAAATAGACGCACTTCAATTCAATAACGCTGGTAATTACAGTAGGTTTGTTGAAAAGGTACACCGCAATGAGTTTTTTGTAAGGTGGGGGATAGATAATATGGAAATTGAAAGGTGGTATGACTTTGCTGACTTTTCACCAATTCACGCCGCTTGTATTAGAAGTAAGGTAGATAATGCCGCAGGTAGGGGGTTCACCACTGACTTCAAAATAAATAACAGGGAAAGCCTAAATGATGTTGTAAAACAAATGTTTTGGGAGTTCATTGTTGGTGGTAATTTATTCCTTGAAGTAGTTTGGAAAAATGATAGAAATGAAGGTATAAGTGGGTTCCACATTATTCCTTCAAAGTATATGCGTGCTGGTAAACCAAAAGACAATGAACTTATTAGTGATACTTGGCTTTACTGTCACGATTGGGCAAATTACCGAAAAGCAGGGGTAGTTGAGTTCAAGGAATTTGACCCAAAGAATTTTACTGACAGGCAAATTATACACATCAAACAATACCAACCTGGTTACATATTTTACGGGGTGCCAGACTATCTTTCTAGTATGTTGGATATACAACTATCAAGAGCAATTAGTTCTTTCAACCTCCACAATATTTTAAACGGAGCCAGTCCGTCTATGTGGGTACATTTTCCACAAGAAGCACCTGACAGCCAAAATGACCAGGAAGACATACTTGCCCGTTTGGAAGCAAGGTACAGGGGTAGTGAAAATGCTGGTAGAATAATTGTTTCTTATGGTGGGGAAAGTGGTAAACCTGAAATTACACAAATTACCCCTACGATGCAGACAGGGGGTTATGCTGAAATTTTTGCTTTGGTAAGGGAAAATATTTTGGCAGGGCACAAAATTGTTGATGGTTCCATTGTAGGTTTACCTAACCCAACAGGGTTCAATTCAAGTGCGGAACAATTAGAAACAACCTATAAGTTGTTTATGAATACAAGTATCAAGCCTTTACAGGAATTTCTTATCAGGGAATTACAACCCGTAGTTCAACTAATATACCCTGACCAGGAAGTTAAATTGGAAATTAAGCAAAACCAAATTGTATGATATATAATGTATTACTTATAACAGAGCAAAAACTGAAAGACAACACATCTATCACGGATAATGTTGATAGTGGTGAATTGCGTTTTGCGATACAACAAGCCCAACAAATTTTCATACAAGAGAGTTTGGGGACTAACCTGTATGAATACATTTTGGATTTGGTAAAAACGGGTGATATTGAAGATGCGGGTAAAATTCACTACAAAGAATTACTGAATAACTTTATTCAACCAACACTTATTTCCTACGCATATTATTTAGCCCTTGATAACTTTTTTATCAAGTTTGTAAATGTGGGTTTACAACAATTCCGTAGTGAGCAAAGTAACCCTATTGGGGTGAAGGAATTTACTTATATGAAAAATAGTGCCAGAGACCAGGCACAATTCAATGATAACTTATTGCGAAGACACCTTGTTTTTAACAACTGGAAATATCCGCAATATACAGTTACAACAAATAACGGACAACTTATACCTGAATTTGGTGGGGCGTTCAAAAGTAGTATCACATTACCTAGTAATGGTAAGTATGTTACAAGGAATGCTTCGGGGTTAGCATTGGGTTCTTATTCATCAGCAAATTGGTATGGTTGTCCCTACCCATCTTGGTATGGGGGTAAAGGTAGTGGTGAGTGAAAAATTTTTTATCTTGTTTCAATGATAAATTAATATTCCTAAATGTGTTGAGTCTATCCTTCACATTAGCGGATGTTGAAATGATACTTAAAGTATTAGTTTTATTAGTTACTTTGATTTATACCTTACAGAAGGTATGGGCGCAAGCAAAGGGGGGTAAGAACCCCCCAGCGCCAGAACAATAAAGAAACTAAAACAATGACAAACTAATTCTTTACTGGTTCTGTTATTTGGTTGTAGGTATCAAGCCCAACTAACCTTTTCTTTACATTTTCACTTACACCTTCAAAGACATAGTCCTTCAAAAGTTCTGCGGTTTTTACCACTTCAAGCATAGAAGGGGTTTTTCCAATTACCTTATAGTATTCAAGTGCCCTTTCAAGTTGTGACTGGCGAACAATTAGTAATTGACGCTTATCATCATTTCCATTGTTATACATAACTGAATACTGTTTTTATAATTTTATCTACTTCTTGTTGTGTTACTTCACGCTTTTTTAGGAAGCGGTGGTAAAAGTATTCATCATCAAGGTGTTGTTGTTGTAGTTCATATTCAACTACCCGTTCATAAAGTTGTTTTGTCTTTGCCATTTTGTTTTCTTTTATATACTATAAATATAACAATAAATAGAAAAAAACCAAATATAAATAAAAATTATTTTTAGTTATTTCCTTTATAATATGCTGTTGGGTTTTCACAAACCCTTTCAGCAAAAGTTTTTGTTGTATAACTTTGTGTGGTAAGGTATTTACCAGTTTCATCATAAAAACAAACCCCCCATTTCCTTCCGTACTTATACTTTTCTGCTTTCATATTATTTAGAAATTGCTTCATTAATTTTTTGTTGTAGGGTTTCACCTTTACGGGTTCTGCCTTGTAAGAAAGCCAAAGTCATTTCTTGTTGTGCCCGTTCCAAAGTGTAGGTTAGTGCCCCATACTGAATAAATACTTGTGTTTCCATTTTTGTTTTTGTTATTAGTTCAACAAATATACAACAGAATAATTTACTGGCAAAATATTATTATACTTTTTTACTTACTTGTATAGTTTTTTGTTGAGTTTTTTTATTTTTTTCCGTAAATTTTTTTGTTGAGTTTTTTGATAGCATTTTCGGTTGCTTCATATTCCTCCTGCCATTTTTGGTATTCTTTTTCTTGCCCTTCTACTATACTTCCATCCCAATTTTGATACCAATTTTCTCGTGCGTAATGGGTTCCTAACCAAGCATCGAGGAGTTCCCACTCCTGTATTGTCAGTGTTATTTGTTTGTTTCTCATTTTTGTTTTTGTTATTAGTTCAACAAATATACAAAAGAAAAAATTACTGGCAAAATATTATTATACTTTTTTACTTACTTGTGAATACATTGTCTTCAAACTCATAAGTTCATCAAGGACATCACTTATATCATTTGTGGTACTGTTTACATCATTACACAAGTCATCATATAAGCGTTGGTATTCATTTATGTTTTCAACCAATAAGGTGTGTAAAAGCATTGTTTGCTTTGGGGTGAAGGTAAAATTTTGTAACGACATTTTATAAAGTTTGTTTTAGTTGAATTAGAATTTCGGTAAGGTAGTTCTTTGAAGGGAACGGGTGCCTTACTGGTTGGTGGGTTAATTTCGTGGTTATATTTACACCTTTTTCAAGGTATTCAGTAACCCTTCGGTATGTAAAGATACAAACCATATTTTCACTTTCACGGGTGATACTAACAATGTATTCACCCATTTCTATATTTTCAGTGTAGTACTTCACCTTATTCTTTCGGTAAGTAATTTTGGTTATATCAACACCATTTTTGGTGAATAAGTTGATATACTTTTTGGGTAATTTAGAAACTTCCAACATAATTATGAAAAAAGTTGGAATTTCTTTTTATCCAATTTTTGTAGAACTTGTATTACTTTTTTTTCAAGTGAACCAGTGAAAGCGAAGGGTTTACCTTTTTTATCAAGTGGTGTTACTACAATGTTTCCAAACACATAACCTTTATATTGTTTGTTGTATTCCATATCAAAACATTTAGTAATGTTGAAGTTTTTAGCGAATTTTTCTAGTTCCATTTTTAGTTTCTGTTATTGTTATTAGTTCAACAAATATACTGCGAATATTTTACCCTACAAAATTATTTATATTTTTCTTACACTAAAAAATTCACGGAAACAATGACGTGGTATAAGGTAACCATAAGTAATGGTTCCAGTTTCGCCAAGAAAGGAACCTATTTGGAAATTGTTACTTTGTATCATACCCCGTAAGTTTTCCACTTCAATAAACCATATTTCATTTAGGGCGGGAATATAACTTACCCACATATCTGCTTCCGTAACAGATATACCTGTAAGTTTACCAGTACTAGTTTTAAATTCAATGAATAAATTACCAGTATCACTACCTTTACTATACCCACCATTTTTTAATTTGCGTGGTAATTGTATTCTGTATTCTGTTTTTACTTCAATAGTTTTATTTACCCCATTGAACCCCATTAGGAAGTCCCACACTTCCGTATCATTGGTTTCAAGTAGTTCACCCCCAAAGTAGTTACAAAAGTGTTTTATAACAAGAATTTCACCTATATCACCCTTTTCTTTTTGTATATTCCATACTACACCCATAACCTATTATAATTCTCTTTCATAATGTGCTATATCACGGCAAGTTTTACTCAATGAATTGAGTGTATACTTTACCCACACACAAGCATTACCTGTTGAAGTATTCAATAGTTTTAGTTCACCACTATTTTTATTTTCAGGTTTCACAAAATTTATTTGGTTAGCAAAAAATACCCTACTACCGAAAGTAAAATTTACTGGTTCCGTAAGGGTAATAGTATCACCATTTACCAAATTGGAATATAGTAGTTCAACCATTTTAGTTGTTTCAAGCCTGTATTGTTTCCACATAACATTATCCTTTTCATCACCTTCTTTTTTCAAACTTCTTACCATTGGGGTTAGTGAATTAATTTTTCGGTAGATAAATTCAAATATATTGTGTTGTGAAAAGTGTGCCATAACCTTCCCCAAAAAAACATTAGCCAGTTCACCCCTATATGAATTTGTGGTGAATAGGTTTATTTGAATATCAACATCACCACC